AAAATTGGCCTATATTTGCATTCTCGCATGTTGTGGTGACTCATGTGTGAATTTTGATGCCGATGTCGGATAATACCCGGCATCGGTTTTTTTTATACCTTAATGCAATGAAACTATCCCAAATCTCCATTATCCTTGCCGGGAATATCCTCACGGCAGTCATCGTGTATTTCCTCGCAAAAAATGGCCGGGAAAACATTACCACCTCCACCACAACCATTCACCGGGATACCACCACCATTGTCACCAATTACCCAACCCGATACATAACACAGAATTTACACATTGATTCATCAAAAGTCATTATTCCGGATGTCATTGATACGGCAGCAATCATTGCCCGATTTTTCACGGCAAAAAATTATGCCCAAACAATAAATGAAAATGATGTGGAAATTTCCATCACAGATTCAATCTGCATGAATTCATTGCTTAATCGAAAAATCTCCGTAAAAAATAACCGGGAAACGCGAATTGAAACAATACTGCCTGCACCTCAGATGCAATCATTTGTCTTTTATGGAGGCATCCGGGCAGGCTACATTCAGAAAGGTCAATCACCTGTGATGGTGCAACCCGTGATTGGAATTGACTACAAAAGAAAATGGAAATTAGATGCAGGATATGATTTGCTCAATAATGCTGCCGTGATTGGCATTTACCGGAAATTCTAACCTCTGTCCACCTTGCACCACACATCGCGGCCTGCCGCAATCTGTCGCATCACCATAGGGTAAAATTTCAGACAATAAAATGCTCTGCTCTGAACAACTGCATCACGGCCATCAACAACACCAATTCTTGCACCAACCAATGGGCATCCCAATGATTCTTTATCCGTATTGCCCCAATGGAACATCACATGCTGAAATCCGGCAATGTTTGAAATCTCAATCATTGGATGATTTGGCCTGAATCTTTTTAATTCAGGATTATGCTCACCACCCAATGCATGATATTGTCTGTGATGCATTAACTCAAATGTGCCTTTGTCAAAAAGATATTCATGGCTCATTGATGGTGAATGCCGTGATGTTAGCCGATACATGCCCGGCCATATTGCCGTTTCTCCATTCACCTTTTGTTCTCTGATTTCATCCTCACAGACATATCCAATTGCTCTGCCATCCACCTCCAATGGTGATATTGTCCAATCTGCCTTTTTGATTATTGGTGGCGCAATCCTTACAATCATTTTTCCTCCGGTTGTGGCTCTGCCTCTTTCTTATTCAGCAATGTAATAACCTGCTCTGCGGTGACAATTCCCAATGCAACCAATATCACAACACTATCTGCAATCAAAAATGAAACCGGGTCAATGGTGCAACATTTCCAATGGAGGAATGCCGCGAAAATCACAAATGCAAATGCAGTTAATTTCCGCGCTGATGCATACTGCCCACCATTTGCCGTGAATCCAAAATACTTAAATACTTTTTTCATTTCAATTTTTCCGTAATCTCAATCTTGTATTTGTAGTGTTCCTCTTTCAGATGGTCAATCTTATCATGTAGCTTTTCCATTGCCTCATGCATTTCCCTGCTTTGTTCCTGAATGAATACCCTAATGTTTGTCTGCATCTGCCCTATGTGCTTTTCCAAATGTGTCATATCACCACTCAACTTTTCAATGGCCTTGCGAAATGCCTCCCGGTCATCATTCGTGGTTTTTTCAATGGCCTCTGCCCGAAATTCCAATTTGTCAATTCGCGAATTCAATCGAATGAGCATGCCAATGGATGTCACGGCAATGGTTAATGCTGATGCTGCCACACTTAGAAAAATTGCAGGATTTTCAATCATGATTGATTAAATAAGATTCCAATGTACAAAAGGCATCCCAAAACAAACAGGACATATCTAACATTGAATGAAAAATTTATTTCTGCGGATGATGTCGGTGATGGCTCACTCTCCCATCTATCCTCATACACATCACAATCAATATCATTGCGATGTGAATACATTGCCCCACTATGTATGAAAGGAAATACCAATGCATGTGCAAAGAATAATAAAGGATTTGCAATTGATGCCAAAATTATGATTGTTAATCTTCGATACATCAACAATTTTGTCTTATGCGGATTGAATCCAAAGATTGGTGTTCTCGCCCATAGATGCCACAATATGGCCTCAAATCTGCCCTCAAAGATGCAGAAGAAACACCAACAAATTATTGAAATAACAATTGCAATCATACGGGAATAAGCATAGCCAAAATGTACACAACAACATTACCATCACCTGCTCCCGCAGGAATTGAAACCCGAACCTGTATTTTATCCTCTGTATATTGAATAAAATCTGCCGATGGCTCAATCTTTTCCATCGTGCCAAAGAAAGATGTTGTTTCAAATCCGAATGTTCCTGATTTTGATGTAAAAATGCCTCTGCCTGCATTTTCCATGTATGCCTCAAAAACCAAATCGGTCATTGCCGTTGTATTGAAAGTATATTGGAAATGCGAATCAAAAATTACAAATCGAAATCCTGTTGGTGGCTTGGGTGTTACATCAAAATTACCACCTCCGGTCAAATCACCATCACTCAATGCAATCGTGTAAACTTGCGGAATCAAAGGAATGGCAGGTGTGCCAATCAATGCGGCAATTGCACCACTTGTCGGCACTTCATTATTGTCATCATTCAATGTTGTCTTAACATCATCCACCCAATTCACAGATGAATCACTCAATGCATTTTCAACTGCCCTATGCAATGCAGGTGTAATTGCCTCAGATGTGTTATCTGCTATATTCGCTGCAATCAATGCCGCTAATGCTGCTCTGCTCTGTGCCATGCGTTAATTGTAACCTGATGAATATGCATTGTCCTGATAACTCTTTCCGGTGACATTGGTGGACATATCAATTGTGCCACCTGCTGCCGTGCCCGGTTGCCGTAAAAATAAATACAGATTCAGGTCGCTCAAATCATTTAAGTTAAATTTGAATTCACGGCCATCTGCCAAAATGTTATTCATCGGCAATCCATCTGAATTTCTGACCAACTCCACAACTCTGTCAATTGTACCCAATGTCATCAATGCCACATCGAAAATGCTTTGATTCGCAATTCCGGTGAATGTCCTGTTGCCATCATCCTGCACATCCTGCACCAACTGCACACCCGGCACAATTGCCACAACCAATGATTCATCAAAGATGGCAACACCGGGAATGACGATGTTCCAATCCAGAAAAATAGATGGATTGTCTTGCAACATCTTTACGGCCATTGAAATATCTCCATAGGCCATAATTGCCGCATCAAAGACATCCATGCCATCTAATATCTGAATCTGTGCCATTATTGCCTGATTGCGGTTATCTGATACGAAAATGAATTGTCAATGATTCGTGGTGTGATGATAATCTCTGAAAATCCATCAATCTGCAATTGTTCCAAAGTGATTCTTTCAAACTCCTGCGATGGTCTATTGTTGCTGAGATACAACCCGGCAGAACAACCCATTGCCGGGTATTCTTTCCACCATGTAGGGAATGCCTCCACCACATCCTGAATGTGCTGATTGTTGGATGCCTGAATGCCGAAATCACCATCCACCGGGATGATGTCCTGTGCATCCTCTGCAATATCATAAAGTTCAATTGCCATGCTTAAATTTTTGATTCTGAATGTTATTGCTCACCATTGGCTGATATGATGCAATGGATGAATTGAATGCCGTTAATGATACACCTCCATCAATGCCACTTAATGCCGTGAATGCGGCAATGGCTGCCTGAATGATTGAATTGCATTGTGAATTAACTGAATTGGCCACATCGTCGGCCTTGACTACACCACCATAAGATTCATCACCATGAAATACACCATTGGCATTGATGATGAATTCCATCTGTGCAATCGTTATTCTCGCCTCAGACAAATCTGAAAACTGCACCACAAATCGTGGTTTTTTATCGTGAAATGCAACCCTAACCACACTACCAATTTCAGGAATGCATAAAAGGCCATCATTTGGCTCTGCGGATAGCAACACATTGGGAATGGTTGTTGCACTAACTCCATCAATTATTTTTACCTCACATGACCTTGCTGATGCATTCACAGAAACAACCTCACAATCAATAATCGTCAATAAATCGGTTTTTCCGACAATTCTCTGAATTGCCTCACTTATTTGCCGTGCCTCATTCATAATCCTGCATTGATTTCTGCATCCGTTAATGTGTCAATTCGCATATCCAATGTCAATATCTGTCTGCCTCCATCCGTGCCGAATTGATGTTCAACACTTTTAATCATGTATTTTCCTGCCATCTCCGGGATGGTAGGATTCCGCAAAATAACTGCATCACCATGCTTCACATGAGGTAATGCAAAAGTGGTGATGTTCCCAATGTAACCCTGATAAAAAATCCTGTTGTAATTTCTTTTGACTGCATCCTCCAATTTGTTTTCAGGTGTGCGAAACAAATTCAATGTCCTGATTTCTCCGGCAAATCCTGATGGCTTTTCCGGGTAAATTTTCACAACTCCCTTGTCATACGTTGCAAACCTTTGAAACCTTTTCGTTTTCATCTTTGTTGTGCCATCCTTATTCGTGCCATTGCTTTCATACGAATAAGAATACACTTCCATCCCAACCTGCTCATCATCAATGCGCTGATATTTCAAATCGTAATCAATGATGTTGTACTGAAAATCAAAAATGTGTTCCTTGCGGTCATTTGGCCAATACACAATTGGTGAGCATGTCAATACATTGCCTCTAAACCATGATTCGATTTTGTAATCTTTCCGCAATCTCTGCAATACATCCGCGATGGTTTCATTTTCCGTCACAAAATCACCAATGTCTGTGATGATGTCATTTGTTCGCAATTCAAATCCTGTGCCTGACAATAATTCTCTCACCATCTTTTCCAATGTGTATTGTGATGCCCTCCATGTCTTATTCGGCGCATTCGTATTCTGCAACACATACATATTATCAACCAATGATAATGTCATTGGCCTTGCCGGATTGATGTCTGCCACCCAACCCTCAAACTTGGTTTTCAATTCAACATAATATCGCTCAATCGTGCCATCATACCATTTGTAACCACATCGAATTTTGATTTTATCATTCTTCATTATCAATGGTGATGCAGATGGCTCACCAATCACAGATTTGCCGTTAAACGTGAATTTCTTATCGTTTTTATCGATAAAATACAAATTGCGTGGTATTGTCAATTCCGCATTGTCGCAAAGATTCTGCCATGAACTTGTCACAGATAAATCACCCAAAAAATCCATCTTAAACGTATTGTTCCGGGACGGCCAATTCGCATTCGGTTGCTGAGTGATAATTATTTCAGAAAGTAATTGCAGCATTAAACCAAATTCACGATAAAATCCATGTCACTTTTTGCCTCAATCAAAAATGGCTGCACACTATATTGCCCCTCATTTTGAGGAAATTCATAAGACATCACAACCAACCTGAAAATGTTAAACTGATTCAAATACCATGAATTCACCCTCAATGCCTGCGGTGCTTCCAATGCTGCCCAAAGATTGTTGATGTTATTTACACCATTGTATTCAGTTTTTTTTCCCGGATAAACTCCCTGCGGTGCAGTTAATACACCTCTAATCTGCACGGAATAATTGGCCATGCTGATGTATTCATACACACTGCCGTTCTTTCCCTGTATGTTGGTTTCAACAATGTTTTTTGCACCGGAAACATTGAATAAAACTGTGTCAAATGTCATTTTTGGAAATGACACATCACCATTGATGCCTTTGTATCTGTCCTCCTGTATTTCCAAATTGGACATCACAATGTTGCCCAACATTTTGCTGACACCTAAATCAATGAAATCCTTTTGCGCTGCCGGTGGCGGCATGCCTGCCTGATAAATCAATGATGTGATATTGTCCTGCCCGAATGCCCGTTGTATCTGAATAGCCTTTTGTAATTCGGCTCTTGCGATATTTTGCGGTGGAATAATTACCGGATTACTCATTGTGCTGCAATTCTTTGTGAATCATTCAATGTTGTTATCAATGCCTCTGTAACTGCTGCGCTCACCTTTTGTTTGAATTCGGCAGATGCCTGATTGACTTTTACAATTTGTGTTTCAATCAATTTCCCAATGGTGATATTGATGGTTGTCGGCTTACTTGCGGTGCTTTTTGGTGCTGATGTACCTTTTGCGCCCGGTGTTCCGGTGACTGCCGTTGCCGATGTTTTCGCACCTTGACCCATCACACCCATGCCTGATGTTTTCAGGCCATCCGTTAATGATTGGGTCTTTCTTAATTCATCATTGTATTTGCTTTGCTCATTGGCCGCATACAATGCAAATCCTGCTGCTGCCACACCTGCGGCTGCCAATGCAGTCCAATTCATTGACAATGCTGCCGTAACTGATAATGCTGCGGCATAGGCCATTTGCGCTGCCCTTGCAATCATGACTGCCTTATTCACCATATACATTGCCAATGCAAAAGATGTCACAACACCAATAATTGTTTTGACAAATCCGGGCAACTTGTTGTAAATCTCCATCAATGTTAATGTCACACCCACAACTGATGTGAATACACCATACACCATGTATGCGGCAGGTGCTAATGTATCTCTGAGGCTTGCGCCAAATTCAATTATGATGGGAATGTATGGTTTCGTCGCATCCACTAACCTATTCACACCTGATGCGAATTTGCTCAATGCCACAATTATTCCCTCAATGGCAGGTCTAAATGCCACGAACAATGCATTTTTCATTTCATCGAATGCATCGCCCAAATTGCTTCGCATTGTCTTAATACTGCCCTGCATTTTGCCCAATCCATTTTCAAACATTCCTCCGGCCTTTGCCGCATCTTTCAATGCCTTTGTAAGTAATCCATAACTCACGTCCATATCTCGCACAGATTCGGTGTTACCTCCGGTTGCATCTGCCAATAATTTGTAGATGTTGATTCCGGCATAGGCAAACTGCTTTACATCCTGCCCGGTGGCTTTTCCTGTGGATGCAATTTGTTGGAGATTCACAACCATCCTCTGCAATTCATCATTTCCACCTCCGGTTGCACTCACGGCATTTGCTAATGCCAAAACATCCTCCCTTGCCTGATTTGCCTCAATTCCTGATGAAATCAATGCACGATTGGCCATCAATAATGACTGCACATCAAATGGTGTTGTTTTCGCATCCTCTCGGATATTCTTAAACACCTCTCTTGCCGCCTCGCTACTTTTCAGCAATGTGGACAATCCTATCTCCATCGCTTCAAAATCCTCACCAACTTTCACAACTGAATTTCCGAATGCAGTCATGGCATACACAGAAAATGCACCTGCCAACATATTTCCCATACCTGCCAATCTGCCCTGCACACTTTGCACACTTGAATTCAACCTATCCGTTGCACTCGTTGCACCTTGTATGCCTTTGGTGAAATAGTCCTGTAGGCTAATTACGTAAGTAACTTTTTCTGTACTCATTTTTTCGTGCTTATCAATTCGGCCTTAACCAATGCCCCGTAATATCTCGCCCATTCATCATCTGTGATGCAGGATGTATCAATGTGCAGATAATGCCTGACCAACACATCTGCGATTTGATACCATCCAACATTCTTTTTTGCTTCATCTATTTTTTTTTTAATTCTGAGGCATACACAGAAACCATCTGATTTGCTTTCAAAATCAATGTCATTCCCAATGTGTCATTCTCAGGCTTGCCATTCGGCTCAATGGCATCCAATACATCAGGATGATTCTCAGGTATGATGCATGCTTTCAAAAAATCTTGTGCCGCTAATGAATTGCTCTTTGTTTGCATAGCATCAAAAAAAATCATCTTTAGCATTCGTGATGGCTGCTTAAAAAAAACATTCATTGTGCCATCCTCTCTTTCTATTTGCCAAAATCCAATCTTTGTTCCCGGTTGAATGGCTTGATATTTACTTTCTAATTCTGCCGCGATTTGCTCTGCATTCTGCGGTGTTTGTTCTGTTGTTTGGGGATTTGTGTTCATGCAGGTAAAAATACGGCATAAACCAATTTTTGTGCTGATTTTTATTTCAGAAATTAACTATAAAAAAAATCCCGGTCAAAATCAATTGCCGGGATTCACGATGAGCAATCTGCAAACTCAACAATGCAGACAACCCATGTATTTGTACCTCAATCGCTCGGCTGCCCTCTTTGCGCCTTTTCGTGCTGATGCCGGTGCTGCGTAATCGGTAATCGTGGTGAATTTTCTCACCTGCTTATTTGATGTTTCGCAAATCAACACCATTGGTGATTTGTCGGATGCGAATGTCCACCCAACTTGGCCGGGCTTCATCGCTGCTTTAATTTTGGATAATGTTGTCATGAAACAAATATAAAAAAGTTTTTTCATATAGCAAAAATGACCGGAAATCCGGCCATTCTGCAGGCTTGCGCCCAATTGTCTCCCCATTGACAATTTATCTCAAAATCTCTCCGATAATGATGGGGATTTCAACCTGAATGCTTGTGTCTCCCTGCGC